GGTTAATAGCCAACTCCGATGCGAATCGACGACTTCTCTGAATATTCAGAATGTTTTCCTTTGCCTCTTCAGCTCCAAAAGCTGCTTTCCCCTTAACTGGGATGTTTCTTTCAAAAACACCACGAGTCCCCGACAACTCTGATGTCGAAGAATACTACCCCGAATGGGATGATTCTGATGTCGTTGACATGTCTAGCGGTCAGAAATCATCTACCCCTTCCCCTAAGGAGTTCCCACACTCATCCAAAAGTGATGCCCGCCCTATTTCCACCGTTGGTGTTGTTAAATTCCCTACATATGAACATGTAGATGTTTCTCAATCAACGATTGAATCCCCTGTCTTGGAAAATCCATTCCAAACAGTTGATGAAATGACGACTATGGCTACTCCTTTGGTTAAGTCTTTCTTTTCTGAATTTGATTTTGATAATTTTGGTATGACTTCAGTTATCTCTCAAGCCATTTCTATTTTGACCTTATTTTTCCTATATCTTCGAAAGAAACTTTCTTTCGTTGATCTTATTCCATCTTTATTTTCACAATTGATTGCTTTCGCTACTTTAATTCTTTATGCTTCAAAAAGAACTTTTAACCCTCGTATTATTGATGATTTTAAAGATATTCTTTCCTCTTCCCTTATTCCGAAAAAGAATGAGGATGATAATTCAATTCGTAAACATGTCTCTATTATGGAAAATTTCCCTGATAGAATCTCTGTTCGTAAATATATTGAAAAACATAATTTACATTCGAAATTGCGTCTCCCTTCTTGTACATGGGAAGAGGTTATGGAATCTAAAAATTCCATGTTTCATTGGATTTTTAAACTTTATTCTCCTAAATTTCTTTCGATGTGGTTTGGTGTTCCTTTATATAAAATTAATGTTTATGTTGCTAATAATCGCGTTAATAATATTGATTTGGAATATCAATCTTTTACTTCTAAGGAATTTCATTTTATTCGTAATCTTTTAACTAGATTATTTACTGCTCTATTCACTTATTTGTCTTGTGTAATTTCTGGTACTAAATTTACTCGTAAAGATTTTCTCGACAGTTATAATGTTGGTAAAGATATTTCTTCATTTTCCGGCGATATTGTACAAGATTTGTTTAATAATACTATTGATCAAGAACGTAACGTTCTTAATCAAGTTAATGATTATACATTTGAATTTAACAAATTTCTTGAGATTCCAACTCATCAATTTGCGCGTTCTCAAAAACCTTTGCATGATATTCGTGAATTGACTAACGAATGTTCGGATTTCATTCGTAAATGTCCTCGTGACTATCAAAATTTATTATTTCCTCTTCAAGGATTAATAACAGCTGTCACTAAACGTAAAAATGAAATTTTAACTTCAGCTCTTCCCCAATTTAAACGTCAAGAACCATTTGTCGTTCTTTTCCAAGGAAAAGGTGCAATTGGAAAAACTCGATTTGTTCAACATCTTGCTCGTAAATGTGTTTCTGAATTGATTGGTGACGGCGATTATTTCCGTGATTATGTTGAAATTCGACATGATGATAAATATTGGCCCCCTTTATCTGGACAACGTATTGCTTTCTTTGATGAAATTGGTACTGTTAATGATATTAAGGACGATTTATTGCTTTCTAATATTAAAGGTATTTGCTCTCCTACTTATTTCAATTGTCCATCAGCAGATATTGAACACAAAATTTCACCTTGTCCTTTCCAACTAATTTTTGCTGCAACTAACCGAAATTTATATGATCTTCAGGGAAAGATTGCTTCGGCTTATTCTTCTGAATCAGTTTATCCAACTTGGCGTAGATGCATGGTTATTCAGTGTGAATGGAATGATAGATTTGGTAAATTTAATTTCACTAATCCTTCTGGTCATCAAGATGACTTTTCCCACTTAAAATTTAAATTTATGGAATGGGATGAACAAACTCAAAAATTAATTCCCTCTTCTGATATCACTTCCGATGGTATTTATGTTAAAATTCGTGATCGTTTCCGTAAAATGGAATCTGAACATGTTCGAGAGATTAATTTAGTTAATATGCAGCGTCAATCATCTGTGAATAATCTTCATTATGTTATTCATCTTCATGGACCGCCCGGTGCTGGAAAAACACCTTCAGCTACCAAATATGCTAAATTTTTGTCATCTTCATTTTGTTTACCCATTGTTAGAATTCATTCAATGGATGATTTGAATAAACATATTCCTTTATCCCGTTCTATTTATGTTTTTGATGATATTATTTCAAATTCTTTAACTATGGAACAACAACAACTATTTTTGGAATTTTATAACTCTAAAGCAATTAATAATTCAATATTTCTTATCTGTTCTAATATGAAGATTAATTTTTCATTTCCTGTTAAGAAATTTACTTCTGTTGTCGTTTCTCGTAAACATCCATTTAATTTATCTGGTCTTACAAAACGTCTTGGCTTTACCGGTAATTTTGAAGGATTTGAAATGCCTTCGTATAATAGTGAATTTTTCTTTCATCTTGATAAAGCTTATAATATTAAAGAAATTGAAATTTCTCTTAAACATTTATTTGGAATTTTCTGCATTTTATCTTTAAATTTGTTTTCTCTATATACTTTTCCTTTATCTTTAGTATATTTATATTATTTGTTAAAACCTGAATATGTTCTTATTAATCATCCATTACAAATTATTTATAATAAATATTTATCATTTTTAAAAATGCGTGATAATATTCCTGTTATATCTGATGATATTCCCCAAGTTATATTTGATTATAAATTACAGGCTAATACATTACAGGATATTAATTTTAAAGCAAATTCTTATGAACTTTGGAATCATTTTTATCGTAATATGACTCAATTCGAAAATAGTACTTATGATTGGAAATGTTTTATTACTCAAGATCTTCTAAATTTATTAGGACCTAAATATTCGGAATTTGTTGTTGATGTAAGGAAATTTACAGTTGATGACATTGAATCTGAGCTTACTCGTTTATATCGTATTTTAAAATCTATGAATGTTTCGGCTAATATTCATATTCGTATAAATTCTGTAGGTGAATTTGCTTTAGTTAAAGATAAAATTATTCGTAAGTTATATGTTGAATCACCTATCCTTTCCTCTAATATTAACATTTGTCATAATAAATTTGGTGTTATGGTAAATTCTAAATTTATAACTTATGATAAATTGTTTTCAAAAGTAAATTTTGCTGAAGAATATCAATTAACTTTTGATGAAATGAGCGGACTTTCTGCTTATACATGTAGTACAGAATTTTTAACTTCACCTGATTATATTAATAATATGAATTTGCGTATTAAAGAAAATTCTAAGTCTCTTTTGGCTTCTAGTTATGAATCTTTTAAGGATAAATGTTCTAAGTTCTTTTCTATGGGAGACGGATTTTTCTTAAAATTGATTCTTCGTCTTCTTCTTCTTTTACTATCTTCAGCTTATTTATGGAAAACTATTGCTAATTATATAACCACCCCTAAAATTCCTAACGAAGAGTATATTGATATGAAAGGTAAGAGTGGTAAGCGAAAACCTCGTCCAAATTATGATACCGATGGAGAACCTGAACCCCAGAAGGGTAAAAGTGGTAAACGTAAACCTCGTCGAAATTATGATACAGATGGAGAACCTGAACTCCAAGCTGGAAAATCTGGAAAGCGTAAACCACGTCCAAATTATGATACGGATGGTGAACCAACTGTTCAATCATTCCGTAAACCGATTCAGGAATTTATTCGTGAATCAAATTTGAAAATGGAAAGGCAAGAAGTACTTACTTTGACTGATATGAATGGTTATGATGCATATAAGCCGTATATGGAAGATGCTTTTAATAAGTGTCGGAAAAATATGGTTTTCTTGTATATAACTAAAGATGTCGGCCCCGTTCTTGAAAAAGAACCGGTTGGATGTCAAGCCAATTATGGTTTGATACTCTTTGGCAAGACTCTTGTCTCTGTCGGTCATACTGCTAAGGAACTTACCCGAATGCCTCAATATGCTTGTTATATTGGTTGTGATCAATTCAAAGGTAAATTTTATCGTGCATCCCTGAAACGATGTTATACTCTCCGTGACCTTTCCGTTTGGTCTGTTGAGTGTCCAAATTCATTTTCTGATATTTCAAATCTATTTATTTCGCGTAAAGAACTTGGTGATTTGGAATTCCTTAACGTCGCTTTTCAACGATTTGGTAAAGATAAAAGGGAGTATTGGATTCAGGGACTCATGGAAATTAGTCATGGTTATTGCGCAGTTGATGCCGATGGTATAAAGGAGTTTGGTTATGTTGATTTTTCAACATTTGAACTCATGCTTACTACTGGTGGAGATTGTGGATTACCATATTATATTATAGATCTTCATAGTTTCCATCAGAAGGTTATTGGAATTCATTGTATGGGTAATATCGAGGGATATTCTTCAGTTGGAATACCTGCGCTTATATACTCTGATGATATATTAGAATGGAAAAGCAAATGTCAAAGTGGTCTCTCTGAGGGAGATTGCGATATTTGTAAAGTAAAGGAATTCCCTTATATTGTTCCTGCATTGAAACCAAAATCAAAACATCATGAAGTTTGCTTTAGTGGAAATCATGAAGCCACACCTGCATCATTTTATGAGGAACTTCGTCATTATTTTACTCTTCGTCCTGGATTTAAAGGCGTTATTCTTAAAAATGTAGGTGATAAGTTAGGTGGGTCGCATCCCCATTCACACACTCAATTTCTTTTAGGAGAAATGGATGAATCTCTTGTGTGTACTGGAAGTTGGGGATATGCGATTGCAGAGGAAATAGGATTTAACCCTAAACATGTTAATCCTGATACTCGGCTCCTCTATAGAGTATATGATGTTTCTTTACCTACTTTATATAAGTGTATGGATAATCATTATTTCTCGCGTAATTTTAGAATTAAGGCTAATGTTTATGTAAATAAACAAGGTAAACCTCGCGCTACTATAGGTATGTATATATTATATAACCCTAGTGACCCTAATAATCCTAATGATAAACCTCGCGTAGAACTAAATTCACTTGCTGTTCAAAGACAGGGGCTGTCAGCGCTCCCCTTGGTTGAAGGTGAGGAAGTATATGTCTGTGAAGATATCTTCGGTATCTTCAAAAATTATCGTAAACGTTATGAGCGTGGAATACTTCCGAACATCCCCTATGAACAAATGGAAAATAATTCAACCGTTTCCATTATAGGAACAGCACATACTAATATGTCACCTATTCCATCTGGTACATATTATCGCACTCCTTATTCTTTAACTTTAGAAAGTAAGACTTCCCCTCATAAGTATCCTGTTAGATTTGACACTTGGAATGCTCCAAAAGAGATACAAGATTCTATGGCTAAAGACAGGTTAGGTCAACCAGACCCTCTTGTTACAGCGTCCCTTAAGTGGGCACATAGAGTTGTATCTCCGAATGCAACATTGCGACGATTTTGTCGTAATGAATTTCGTGGAAAAATTTTATCTACATATTCCAATATGTCACTTCTCACAGATGATCAAGTTCTTCATGGTTATGCTTCAACGCATAAACTCCGTGAGGGATTACAGGGATTAGAATTAGATTCTTCTATTGGTTGGTCTCTTAAACAACTATTTAATGTGACTAAGAAAAACGATGTTATCCAGCTCAATGAGCATGGGAAATATTCCTGGCTCGACAATGAGTGTGCTCAATATGCTCAATGGATGTTTACTCAATCAAAAGAACATGCAGCAATGGGACATCGTTATCTTTCCGTATTTAATGAACTTTTAAAATTGGAAAAACTTAAACCCGAGAAAATTTTTACTCCTCGCAGCTTCACTGCTGAGGATTTAAATGGTGTTCTTATGGAACGTTATATTATGGGAGAATTTTGTGCGCGTGCTATGCTTCGTGATAGAAACTGCGGAGTTGGCACTAATGCATATAAGGACTTTCATAAACATTTTCTTTATTTAAATCGGCATCCAATAAAAAATTTATTTACTGGCGATTATAAAAATTTTGATCGTACGATTCCCGTTTGTACTTTCGATGATATTCGCGATTTATTAATTGAGGCCAACCAACCAATAGCTAACGAAATTTATGCATGTTTCCGCACTTTATCTAGGCGTATACAGATAGCTGGTACTTCTGTGGCATTTGTTGAAGGTGGTATGCCTTCAGGATCTTTCCTGACTGCACCCTTAAATTCTTTGATAAATGACTATATGATTTATACGGCTTATGTTGCGCTCACGTGGAAACATGACAGGGGAGATCTCTCTTCTTATTTATTTTATGATAGATTAGTATCTAGAATATTTTATGGTGATGATGTTATTTTAACTTGCTCTGATCAGGTTGCTTCTTTCTTCAACCTTGTGAGCTTAGCTGCTGAACTTAAACAACTGTTTGGCATGGAAATGACAGCATCATCAAAAACTGGCGAACTTAAATATTTTGAAACTATTCATGAAGCGTCATGGATATCACGTTATTTTAGAAAATTGGATAACCATAATTTCGTTATAGGTGCGCTTAAGAAGATTAGTATTAATACTCATTTTCATTATTTAACTTCCCTTGATGCGGCCCATATTGGTGATACTTTACGTGTTATTCAGGATGAGGCTGCATTATGGGAGGAAGATTATTATAAAAATATTCAAGATTGTATTCGTGTAGTATTAAGTAAACGACCAGAAGTTTCCAAACACTTCTGTTTGCGATCTCGGAGGGATATTCAAGAAGAATTTTTCCAAAATGCTATTACATCTGGCCTTAAAACTCATTCTCAGAATGAGCAATTGGAATTAACTAAGGTTAGTGCTATTCGAAGCGAATACGACGATTGGTTCGAGGAAGTTGAAAACAATCCTGAGCCTCCTTTGCCCTTGCATTCCCCTCCTGCTATTGCAGTCGATAAACAAAACCGTAGAAATAAGATTTCATACGTTGAGCGCGCAAATCAACGCACTACTCGTAGATTTCGATCATACCTGGATAAGCTTCCAGAAGTTCAATCATTAAATTGTGATTTTTCGAAAGATTCATTTCAAGCCCAATTCGAAAAGATGTCTATCTATATGAAAATTAACGAGCTTTTCCAGGCCGGGAAAATAACTAAACCTTTCATAACTTTCGATCGTTTTATGGACGATTGGAAGTGTGAAATTAGTTGTAAAATCCTTGTCAATAATAAAGAACTTTTTGGCACAGGAAAAGGCCCATCAAAAGCGTCAGCTCGTGAGCGTGCATCTGATGTTATACTAGATACTTATAGTGATTTAGCTTTAATAACTGAGTCTTTAACTCGTCAATCTAGTTTTAGGTCTGATAATAGAGTACAGGATACTCCTGACTCTATATCTTTATTTAATCATGTTCTTACTCGTAAGGATTTTTCTAGCTTAGAATCTTATAATGTATATTTACGTAGTTTAAGAACTTCCCCCTTTGTTCGACAATCAAATGCCCCTAATCGATCAACTCCAATAAACCGCTATAGTACTTCATATGGCGGTGCGCACTTTGTAGCAATTAATACTCGCGATGATTCTAAACTCCTTGGAAAAGGACATGGAATTTCTCGTGACCAGGCATCGAAAAATGCTGAAAAATCTGCTAAAGTTAATGCAAATGGAGGATGGGCAACAACAAATACCCGTTTTGGAAATGGGTATAAATTTGAACGTCAATCAGGATTGAATGTTTCAAAACAAGTCGAACATATTACGGCTGGAGCTCCAATGCTCGCCACAGATCCTTCTATAGCACCCGATACAGGAATAGCTACTAATACAGCCACTGTGTCCCCAATCCGCGTTGTTAATCCAGCAGCTCGTGCTCTGGATAACCCAGCTGGAACAGGTGCAGCATTTGATAAGCGTGATTACGTTTATGGAATCTACACCAGGTGGACGGAAAAGAGTGGTACAATTAATGGCTCGCTTGCCCAAGGGTCTGAAATTTTTAGGATTTCTCTTAATCCCCAAACACTCCCCCTTCGCATACGTGAATATGTAGCATTCCACCAAGCTTTTATCCCACAGATTGATGTTCAAATACTAATCGGTGGTGCGGCCGGCTCTATAGGTTGGCTTAAACTTGGATGGGTACCTGATGATTCAAAGAAGTATACACTCGACGATCTTCAACTCGTCGCAGCGGAAACGATGAACCTTAATTCAACGTTGACTACTCAATTTATCTTAAATGATAATCGAAAGAGTGGTCTTTTCCGTTATACTTCTGGAGACCCTGAACCATGGCCTGCTATGATTCTTATGGTTGATCATCCTGCATTAAACGTACAGCGAAATGACGATGTTAACTATCCAATATTTGTTAATGTTCGTCTAGGCCCCGACTGCCTCTTGATGAGACCATACAATATGATCACGTCTAATGGAGGTGGTGAAGACCCTGGCCCTGATCCTGGACCAGATCCTGGTCCTGATCCTGGCCCTGACCCTGGTCCTGGAAATGGAGGAGAAATCATAGACCCTAGTTTAACTTTTAAGTTAGGAGAAGTAATTCAAATCCCGCGTTTTGATCTTCTTATCGGAACCTCTAGCGCACCAACTGAAATGCGTCATTTTGTGGAATTTCCACAATGTGGTTGGGGAGGTTCATTTAAACCTATTTGCGATTATAAAGTTAATCTCTATAATTATGATATGGAACCGCGTAAGGGATACATCGTCACACCTTTACTTTCAACTAAACCTGAACAAATGTTTAATAAGACAATCCCCGTCAATAATAACACTGGCACTGCTCTAACAGAGATGTGGATTCCTACCAATTTGCGTTTTGCATTTGGTAAAGTGTCAGATGTGGCTTATCAACGAGCCAACTTTGAGGGTGACAAGTCTTGGATAGATGGATGTATTTACGATGTTCCCACTTATACTATTACCATTAATCAAGCGTTTTACGATTGTAATGTTATATATGTGTATGAATTTGGATGTATCATGGAATTTAAATTGCGTTGTACAAAAATTCAGTGTGAGAAATTTGCGAATGGTAGTATTAAAACTCAAGGTGTCGCTTCCGATTCAACACCCGGGCCAATAATTGTTTTCTTAAACGATTTTATTCCGCGTGGCACCTTTATTTATCCTATTAGTTATGTAGATGGATTGGCTGGCGTTTCAATAGACAATCCTTACACGACAATGGTCTTCGGAGGCCAGAATCTCAGTACTTCAGTAGCAGTAGGAAATCGTTGGCCGGATTCTAAAACATCTCTTCCTCCATGGAAGGATATAGAATTTGATCAACCTTATAAGGTGCAAGTTATGACAAATTCATGGGTACCAACTTATGTTCAGACAGGTAATCAATATGCTTTTGATGTCCTTCCGCAAGGATTAAAGTCATGTTACATAATTACTCCGGAAACTACAACATCAGTTGCTGGAGATGTCCCTGTTTTGCCAATATATGCACCAGGTCTCGACAAACTTCAAAAATCTATAGATGATTGGATGGTTAAGAAGGGATATGATGCATGTCAATTTGATATGTACGTAGGTCCAATCAATATGGGAAGATTAGGTTATCAAAATGGCGTATTCCTAGGTAGAACTAATAGTTTTAAACTTATTCGCCCATCACTTAATCAAGTCGAACTTAAAAATTTTAGAAAAATTGATAATATTGGATTATTACCTCAAATTAATACTGAGGGATTCACAACTTGGATTTCTCAGTCTAAAGCCCTTCAGGCTCCTCGATTTGTTTCGCGTTTATCTCAATATAAATTTCAACGTCAATCTTTTCTAGCTCAAACAGTTGCTTCAGGTCTTGGAGGTTTATTCTCTGGGATCGGAAGCACTCTTCAATTTCAAAATTATATGGAGTGGCAACAAAAGCGCCAAGACTCGTATAATGATGCTTTGCGGCAGATAGCTTCTATCAACGGTATGAATCAACAGGTGCTTCAACAACAAGCATTTAGAAACCGTATGGATCTCCTTGGAGCTTCTTCCGCATCTGCACAGTCTGGATCGCGTAGCGTAAATTCACGCTATGCACAAACTTCCACTCCGTATTCTGGATCTTCAACTAACGCCACATCATCATCATCTGAAGCATCCACAACCCCTCTCCCTTCATATAAAACGAGCCTATATTCAGGCTCATCTAGACAGAGCGATGAACATATTTATGAGGAAATTGGTTATCCTTCAGATGCCGATAAGGGTTATGTAAGCCTAACCCCAGAAACCCTCAGAGATAATCAGTCCCCAATTTATTCGGGTCCTAAAACTGACCCGAATTTCTTGGAGAAGGACTCTCGTTCGTTCGCTAACATTTTAGATTCACCCCCGCGAGGAGTTAGAGATAACTCCACAAACCCCTTCATTTTAGAAACTGATTCCCGATCAGCTGGAGATGTGCTTGAACAAAAAGGTGTAGGAGTTCAAGTGGGAGGAGAACATTATGGTAACCGACCAGGCGCACAGCTTTCTGGAGCTCAATCTGCCCTTAATGCTGCTATGGCAGCACATCCCCCCGGTTGGGGGAATGTTGTGGGCGAGCTCCAGAATGCTCAAATGGCTAATGCAACACCGTTAAAACGTTCTGGAGTTGCTCCTATTGATAATTCAATGGTAGGAGTGACTAGGCTATAATATGGTTATGTGTATACCTAATACACAAATTAATCGCATAAATTTATTCGGTAGGGCTCTATTTCTTCCGTAGATCTAGAGCTGACGATTGACCTCGTTTCGCGTCTAAATTTATAGGTTTTGGATAGTATCATTTTAGGTCAAAATTTACTTTACTCATTGGTCAATCGTTTGGAAGTAGATTTTAGCTGGGTTCTTTTTAGGTACTATTTACTTTTATTCGTTTTCAAAATTTCGTTAACAAACCGCATATGTTGCACTCTTCAAGTTGCTTGCGGTGGCTTTTGTTAAGAAGTTGACAGAGTAAGGTGTATGATACAAGTTAAACTGCAGTTCGGAATCGACCGACACAGTACCTCTGTCCTCTGCCCCTGTCAAACGTCGTAAATTGCATAAAAACAAAACGAAAAGGAGCGGTACGAACCGCGCAATTTGTTAAACGACAAGA